GATAAAGAATCAATTACAAAATCGTGTAACTGGAAAGATTTTCACTGATTATTTAGCGCTTCAAGACTGCACTATTGTTACAATTTCAAACAGAGCTTTTATGTTTGAATATAAGCTTTATAAAACGTCGGAAAAAATGAATAAAGGCGTTACTTCCTCTATGGTTGCTAACGAGATATGTAAATCTTACAAGCATCAAATTATCCGAACTTTTTTCAAAAGTAGTTGACATTTCCGCATCGAAGTGGTACCCTATAATTAGCTCATGTGAATGTCTTCCTTCTATGAGTAGGCTAGGCCTCCCCTCAGGCGGTAAGTGGCTTCAAACGTCACCTAGCCTATTTGGCAATAGTGCCATGGCATAATAAACGAAAAGGAGAAGAAAAAATGCCAAGATCAAAGAACCTTATCACAAGAACCATCGTAGGAACAGAAGTCACACTGTTGGCACTGGACATTGTAACAGGCGAAGTCCAGAACGAGACATATACAATGTCTGGAAAGTTCAAGGATAGTGCCGCATTACTCAAAGCTGTGCAGAAGAAGTACGATACAGACACACTCAAACACGTATCCATTGTTGAAACGGCTTCTGTAAATCAGTTGTACGGCATGGACGAGAGCGATTTTATCCGTAACGCATTTAAGCTTGATGAGAATCGTAAGCCGGTTACACCAGAAGATAGGCCTATTTCAGATTAATAACAAAAAGGAGAACAAAAATGAGAACAGATTATTCAGTAACAGTAAAAGAGGTTTCCAAGGAACTGACACATAAAGAGCGTGTTCAAATCACAGATCTTACGGACTGCGTAAAACTTGATACGGCTACGCAGGAAGGGCCAGTTCTGATTGACCTTGACTATTACGCAGTACTTGCGATTCATAATGAGAAGTCAACGGATAAGGACTACGAGAACTACGTAGTTGCTGATAAAAACGGAATTAGATATTCAACAGGTTCCAAGTCATTCTTCAATAACCTTGTTGATATCTGCGAAGAGATGCAGGACTCTGATGAAGTATGGCAGATTAAGGCATATCGTAAGCCTTCCAAGAATCGTCAGGGTAAAGATTTCATTACTTGCTCTATTGTATGATAGTCCAGTAGCATTGCTACTTTGACTATATTGTTAGCCTTGCTAACAGCCCTCGTAGTAGGGTATGCACCTTTAAGGGATACAGTTAAAACCTGTATCCCTTTAATTTTCCGTGAGGTAAGAGTATGAAAAGGAAGACAGTTCGTCCAGTAGTTAAGGCATTTAGAAAAGCTGTTTCAAATTTTTTCAGAAAAGCAAGAAGTATGGCTAAGCGTGGTTATGTCATAGACGCTGTACTTCCGAAAGAACCTAAGAAAATCACCGAAGCAAGTGTTCGTAGAATCAAAAAGATTTCTGCAAACCTTTATAAGAAGTCATACTATGTAACCGAAGAAGGAGAAGTAATCAGCGGCGAGGCAGGCCGTAAATATGAACGGAGCAGGTCAGCCAGAAAAGCCGCTGAGACACGAAAACGTAAGAAGCAAGAGAGTTCTTTCAAATATGATTGGCAGATTGCCTTTGACTGGCTGGAAGGGATAATTAAACAAGTAGAAGAAAGAGGAATGGAGCGTGTAGCAAATGCGATACGTGATATTGTTGATGCCGCTGTAATTAGAACATCAGAGCGTGAAGTGGGTATGATTATTGTGTCACAACAGGGTGATGTACTTCAATCTATACAAGAAATAGCCGAAGCTTTTTACAGTGCGCAGTCCGGCAAATATTCTTATGCAGTTTCAAAACTTTCACAGATACTAGGTGGCGGAGCTTTAACAGCCGCACAATTAAGTGACTATGAAAGTGCTGATGAGGACGGTGAATATGAATATAGATAGGGAGCCATTTATAGATATAGATGCAATGGAAATGTCGTTGCAGGAGAAGGAAGACATGGCTAACCGTAAATATAGATATTTTAGTTGCGATTTTGAGACTACGGTGTACGAGGGCCAGACAAGTACTGAAGTATGGGCGAGCGCAGTAGTAGAGTTAGGGTCAGAAGACGTAAAGATATTCCATAGTATAGACGAAACGTTTGAATATTTTAAGTCACTAAAGTGCAACATGGTTTGTTACTACCATAACTTAAAATTCGATGGAAACTTCTGGCTATATTATTTAATTAATGTTCGGCACATGGAGCAAGCCGTAATACGAGCAAGTAATGGTCAAATAATAGGTTGGAAAGAGCCAAAGGATATGTTCACAAACACTTTTAGTTATTCAATTAGTGATCGTGGCCAGTGGTATATGATAACCTTGAAACTAGGACAGTATGTAGTTGAATTACGTGACAGTTTAAAGCTGTTACCATTTTCAGTAAAACAAATTGGAAAATCTTTCAAAACAAAGCATCAGAAGTTAGATATGGAGTATAAAGGTTTTAGATATGCTGGTTGCAATATAACTGATGAAGAAAAGCAGTATATAGCTAACGACGTTCTAGTTATTAAAGAAGCCCTTGAAATAATGTTTAATGACGGCCATAATGCGTTGACAATAGGTGCTTGTTGTATGAAAGAATATAAGAGCGAGTTAGGTGATTTATATAAAGCTATGTTTCCGGATTTAACCGAGGTTCAATTAGATAAAAATTATGGTGCAAGTACAGCCGATGAGTATATACGTCATAGTTACCGAGGTGGATGGTGCTATTTAGTAAAGGGAAAAGAAAATCGCTTGTACCACAATGGAAGTACAGCAGACGTTAATAGCCTTTATCCGTCAATGATGAGTAGTGAAAGCGGAAATTATTATCCTGTTGGATATCCTACATTCTGGTCTGGAAATTATATACCGGAAAAGGCGTTACAGAATAATAGATATTATTTTATAAGGTTTACATGTACTTTCAATATTAAGAAAAATATGCTTCCGTTTGTGCAGATAAAAGGAAGTTATTTTTATACTGGTACGGAAATGCTAGAAACATCAGACCTTGTAGACAAGACAACAGGTGAAAGAACTCATTATTACATTGATAGCGTTACAGGTGAGCGTAAGCCAATAGTGGTAACATTAACTATGACTATGACTGACTGGAAACTTTTCAATGAGCATTATGACGTAAGTGATCTTACAATTCTGGACGGGTGCTATTTTAATACAGAGATAGGAATATTTGACGAGTATATTAACAAGTACAAGAAGATAAAACTTGAAAGCGAAGGTGCTATGAGGACAGAAGCAAAACTGTTCCTTAATAATCTGTACGGGAAAATGGCCAGTAGTACGGATAGTAGCTTCAAAGTAGCCTTTATGAAACCGGACGAAAGTATTGGCTTTGATTATGTCGAACAGCATGAAAAGACAGCAGGTTACATAGCTGTTGGAAGTGCTATTACAAGTTACGCAAGAAATTTTACAATACGAGCCGCACAAAAGAATTATCATGGAGTAGATAAAGCAGGATTTATTTACGCAGATACTGACAGTATACATTGTGATATTCCTACAGACCAGTTTAAGGGTATAACTGTGCATGATAAGAATTTCTGCTGTTGGAAACTTGAAAGTACGTGGGACATAGCAACGTTTACCAGACAGAAAACTTATATTGAGCACGTTGTGGCAGAAGATTGTACGCCAATAGATAATCCATGGTGGAACGTAAAGTGTGCAGGTATGCCAGACCGATGCAAGCAACTATTTATACGGTCAATGGAAGGGGATAAATGGAAGGAAGGTGAGAACGATGAAGTGAAGGAATTTTTGTCAAAGAAGCGGACACTTGAAGACTTTAGAGTAGGCTTAAAAGTGCCGGGAAAACTGATGCCAAAGAGAATTAAAGGCGGAGTACTTCTGGTAGAAACTACATATGAAATGAGGTGACTAATTTGGACATTAAGATAAGATATTTAGAGACAGGACTAGTAGAGATTAAGGTTACAGAAATAGGAGACTGGATAGACCTCCGTTCAGCTGAAACTGTTTGCCTGTATAAAGGTGAAAAAGCTTTACTTCGTCTTGGAGTAGCAATGAAACTTCCGGACGGATATGAAGCTATTGTTGCTCCAAGGTCAAGTACGTTTAAAAATTACGGCATAATTCAGACTAATGGAATAGGTATTATTGATAGTACATATTGTGGAAATAATGATGAATGGATGATGCCAGTATTAGCCACCAGAGAGATTATGATACACAAAAATGATCGTATCTGTCAGTTTAGGATACAGAAGAAACAGCCTACAATTAAATTTGTAGTTGTAGATAAGCTAGGTGATGAAGACCGAGGAGGGTTTGGAAGCACAGGTACGAACTAAAGCAACTTAATATAAAGAAATAAAATAGCCTACAGATTAATATCTGTAGGCTTTATTATCGTTTCACAGCAAGTTCTTATAAGCGGGTGGCATATCCGTAAATCTTACAAGGCACTATTTTCCAAGTGTGCGCTTCCTTGCAGAGCGAATAAGAAACAGGTGTGCGATAACCTTATCTGTATGATACTAATTTTAGCACAGCTTCCTTGCATTGTAAATTCTTAAATCTAAAACACCCACGTTCAAAATAAAATCTCATGGACTGAATGAACAAGTCATTATTTCTAAGCATAACATAATTTATTCTGTGATCGTCAGTTGTTACGGCAATTCTAAAACTGAAAGTACTATCATCTCTATCGTCACAATAAATAATACCTTCTTTAAAGTATTCCTTCAAGGCATATTCCTTATTGTTGTATATAATTGTCGCAAGGTATTTGCTACTTCCTGTAGGCTTTTCAATAAAAGAACTGTTATCATTAAGATACACGCCTTGCTGACTTGCAAAGTTAACATATTTACTCGAAGCAAATGCTCTTGAGAAACCGGAGTCAAGCATAGCTTTTGAAGCAGATTCTACCCATCCATTTTCAAGTACCCATCCATGTCCTTTTAAGAACTTTGTCTTATCTTGTAATCTTTCCGAGATGCCGAACTCTACGTAATACGGATTGATTAAAGATACTGGGTTTGACAGCATGTAAACTGGAACATATCTGGTCTGTTTTCCCTGTCCTCTGGCAATGGAAGTATGTACGGATTGAAATTTAGTAATTTCATCGTGGCAATAGTTGTTTGATTCGCTTTGAAATTCATCAAACATAATTCGCTGTACGTCACTGAAAAGGTGGCTATTCTTTTTTACTTGGTCTGACTGGTTGAGAGCAATAGCATAACCGCAAGATTCCCCAATATCGTCTTCATCACAGTTAGGCCTATGCAGGAAAAGTTCTCTTCCAATTCCGCCGCTTATCTTTTTGCTTGTCATTGTATAACCACGGAAGAAAAGAGAACCAATGTCCTTAAAGAATTTTTCTTCAACATTTTCAAGTTCATAGTTAAAGCGGAAAAGCAGAGCAAATTTCTCACGCTTCTCTATAAACTTTTTAACAAAGAGTCTTCCGAAGTATGTCGTTTTGCCACCTGTGCGGTTCGTGGTAATCATATAAATTTCCGGTTTTAGTCCGTCCAGATCGTTCATTGATAATATTTTTGTTCCGTCGTAGTAAGTTGACATATTGATTTCCTTTCTTTTTTATGCTTTAATTATATCGTATCAAATAACTTTTTTCAACAAGTGAGGTGAATAAAATGGACGGACAGGTAATTATTAACGCAATCAGTACAGTAGGTTTTCCCATCGTTATGTGCATCATTCTGCTTTACATTGTGGAGAAGCAGAATGAAGAACATAAGCAAGAGATGGCAAAGATCACGGAGTCACTGAATAATAACACTCTTGTGATTCAGCACTTAACTGATACTCTTTCAAACGTAAATGGATTGGAGAGCGATAAGAAATGACAAAAACCGAATTGGCAATCAGAGCTATGGAAGAGCTTGCAAAAGATAATTCGCATGGCTATGACCAGATACACAGATGGGGGTCGGACTATGACTGTTCATCAGCTGTGATTACGTCATGGGAAATAGCAGGCGTACCAGTTCATAAAAATGGAGCAACATTCACTGGTAACATGCTATACTCATTTCTGAAATCTGGGTTCGTAAATGTAACAAAAACTGTTGACCTTAGAACTGGTAAAGGCCTTGTACGAGGTGACGTACTTCTAAACATAAAGCATCACACCGCGATGTATGCAGGAAATGGCAAGGAAGTTGAAGCAAGCATCAACGAACTTGGTACCGCAACAGGTGGTAAAACAGGTGACCAGACAGGGAAAGAAATTCTTATTCGGAACTACAGGAATTATCCTTGGGACTGCGTACTGCGATACAAAGAATTAGAAGATATTGCCAAAGAAGTAATCACAGGAAAATGGGGAAATGGAGCTGTAAGAAAGCGTAGACTAGAAAAAGCAGGATATGACTATTTGCAGGTTCAAGAATGTGTTAATTATTTGGTTTCTTCTGGGTTCTGGGAGTAAAAAATAATGGCATGGCATACAGAATGGACTACGCAGTTTTGGCCCTTTGGAGATTACACATCTTCTGCTGTTCTCGATAATGCAACAGAAGTATATAATCGTATGATTGCAAGTGGGTGGACGCATAATGCCGCATGTGGCGCTATTGGTAATCTGTGTGCCGAATCGACCGGAATTAACGCAGGACAATGGCAAGGTGGATTCGGCGGATATTATAAAGACAGTCAAGGATTTGGTATGGCACAGTGGACGCCATGGACGAGAGTATCTTCTTATGTAGGAAGCAGTTCACAATCCAAGATGAATGACCCAGACGCACAGTTATCCATGCTGTTATCACAGAAAAACCAGTGGTCAACTGTTTACGTAAATTCGTCTGGATACAGTAAGTATTACGGAATAAACGTGCCATATTACGCTACATTTGATGATTACGCTAAAGGGAATAGCAGTGTATCTGATATGACAGCCGCATACATGTGCTGTTGGGAACGGCCCGGCAAGAACAATTCACTCTCAAAAAGGCAAGAATATGCAAACTACTTTAGCGAAAAATTAGGTGGTCAAACCGATCTGCTATACGTAACTGTTATTGTAGAAGGAAACGGTAAAGCATCAGCTAGTCCATCAAGCGGTAAAACCGGAGATACAATAACCTTAAATTATGTAGAACAAGGCGATGATACTTTTGACAAGTGGGAAGTAGTAAGCGGCGATGTAACGATAGAAGATAATTCTTTCGTACTTGGAACTTCTAACGTTGTAATAAAAGCTGTATTTACTGGCAGTTCACCAGAACCGACTACATCTTATAAAATAAATATAATTGTAAAAGGCAACGGCAATGCTTTTTCTATTCCTACCGTTGCGGATGAAGGCGAAACGGTGGCATTGTACGCAAATACAGTGAATAACAGTAAGTTTCATTATTGGTCTGGAAATGCAGAAATTTCTGATAGAAAAAATCCGTCAACTACCTTTACAATGCCAGCACATGATGTTACAATATATGCATGGTTTAAGAAGCGTTCTTCAATCTGTTATATGCTGAGACCATCTTATATTAGATATTAGGAGGTAAAAAACAAAGCGGTATGGTTAGGACTAAAGACGAACTTTTAGCAAGTATCAAAGACAGGTTTAAAGATGATACGTCTGACGAAACAATCTCTTTCATCGAAGATGTGTCAGACACCATCAACGATTTGGAAACAAAGGCATCGGATGAAACAGATTGGAAGTCCAAGTATGAAGAGAACGATAAGCAGTGGCGTGAGAAGTACAGAGATCGTTTCTTCAATTCAGAGGGCGATGACCCTAAACAGTTGGACGAGGAACCGCCTAAACCTATGAACTTTGAAGATTTATTTACAGTAAAAAAGTGAGGTAATAGAAATGCCTAGAAGAATTAGTGTAACTACACTTAATGCATCTACGATGGATATTCTTAATACCATCAGACAGAACGCATCTATGGAGTATCAGAATCTTGTACCGGAAGTTACGAAAGAATCCGATATTCCAAAGGTGGGAGAAGTGCTTTATGGATATCCCGCACTTGCAAACCAGTTTATTAGCACTCTGGTAAACAGAATTGCGTCTGTTAGAGTTAAAAGTGCTACGTTCAATGATGATTATGTAGAGCTGAAAAAGGGTTATCTGGAATTTGGTGAAACCGTAGAGGAAGTATTTGTAGGAATTGCCAAGGCAAGAGAGTTCAGCGTTGAAAAGGCCGAGAGCAGAGAACTGAAAAGAACTCTTCCGGACGTTAAAACTGCTTTCCATGCCATGAATTACAGGGTGCAGTATCCGGTAACCATTCAAGACGAAGACCTTAGAACTGCTTTTCTGTCTATGGACGGCGTACAGAATTTGATTGCAAAAATTGTTGATGCCGTTTATACTGCGAACGAATACGACGAGTACCTTCTGTTCAAATACCTTATGATTAAGGCGATTGCACACGGAAAAATGTACCCTGTTTCAATCGGAGACGGAACAGATATGAAGGATGCCGCTGTTGCGTTTAGAGGAATGTCGAATCAGCTTGGCTTCATGTCTACGAAGTACAACATTTCCGGTGTACATACAACTACGCCTAGAGCAGACCAGTACATTTTCATGGACGCAACGTACAACGCACAGTATGACGTAAATGTCCTTGCATCTGCGTTTAACATGGACAAGGCTACGTTCATGGGTAAACTTAAACTTATTGACGATTGGACAACATTCGACAATGAGCGATTCGATGTAATCACAGCAAACAGTGACCAGATTGAACCTGTTACTGCTGAAGAGCTTGCGCTCATGAAGAACGTAAAAGCTGTTCTTGTAGACAGAGAGTGGTTCCAGTTCTACGATAACAAGAACGAATTTACAGAGAAATACGTTGCTTCCGGAATGTACTGGAATTACTTCTATAATGTATGGAAAACAGTTTCCAGTTCGCCGTTCAGTAACGCTATTGTATTTGTAACGGATGGGGCTGACGTATCACTTCCGGCCAAATTTAATGCTAAGATCACAAACAAGAGTGCGTCTGACAGTGCTATTGTTCTTACTGTTACGCCACAGATTAATAACGCATCTATTGCACCGTCTTCCGTACACTTTGTCCAGACGGAAGCACTTACAAGTGCAGGAATTGCTGTGCATCCTTATGGCGCAGTTATCATTCCTTCTGGTAAGTTTGAACAGGCCATTACTCTTGTGGCAACAATTGATGGAACTACCTATACTGGTAAAACTACTATTACTTCTGCATCAGCTGTTGGTGCTACGGTTGAAATGGACAAGTAATTATTACCATAAATGGGTACTGGTTAATCCGGTACCCATTTATTAATAGGAGATAATTTTATGATAATTGTAGAACCTAATTCTAACCTAGAGTTTTTCTATAATACTGGTTTATCAATTACACACGAGAACAGTCTTTACTTCCCTTCAACGTCAGCTAAAGACAATTACTTTGGTGGAGTTAGAAGTATTGTAATTGGAAAATGTACGTATCAGAGAAGTAATCAAGGGTTCTGTAGAGTACAGATACCGATTGCTAACTTATATAACGTAGACTATATGCGTTTCAAGAATATTAACTTTGAGAATAAGTGGTTCTACGCTTTTGTCCTGTCAGTAAATTACATAAACAATGAGACTACAGAAGTACAATACCTGTTAGACCCGTTGATTACATGGATGGGTGACTTTTCATTAGAGCAGTGCTATATAGAAAGACAGCACGTGCGTAATGATAATATTGGTGCTAATATTTGCGAAGAGGGATTAAGTGTAGGAAACTATTGTACAGAACTACAAACTAGTATATGGACAAATACTCCTTCCGGTTCTGTTGCGCGTATTGCTGTTGCTGATGGAGAAGCAGGAACAGGTGTATGGGGACACATTTATTCTGGTTCTGCAATAGCTGATTGCGAGACACAAGCCGATCTTGATTCCCATATTAAAAATCTTATAGAAAATAATAAGGCCGATAGTATTGTTTCAATAATTATGATACCAAAAGACTTTAGAAGTTACAGTCTTGACACTACGCGCATTGTAAATAATTATATAGCCAAGCCATATCATGATATAATGGGTTATATACCAAGGAATAAAAAATTATTTTGTTATCCATATAAATATTGTACAATAGACAACCTAGAAGGTTCTACACTAGATCTGATGTATGAATATATGGGTTCCGTTCCAGATGCAACAAGTAGTGGCAATATGTCTTTTATTATTCTTGGCCAGAGTTACCCTTCCACGTGCGAACTTGTATGCTTTCCGGACAACTATAAGGGAAGCACTGGCAGTGAATACAGAATAACGATGAACCATTTTCCGGTTTGCTCATTTTCTGTTGACTCATACCAAGCATACTTGGCTCAGAAAAATGCGTACTTCAAACAGGACTTAGCTTTGACAACAGCAAACGGAGCTATTAATACTGTGGCCGGAGCCGCGCATGGGGCAATAAATGGAGTAGT